TCTCTTCATTTTGATATGGGAAAAGATTAAAACCAGGAGCAAGCATTTTAGCGACTTCGGGAATAGGTTTTCGAAGCTCCGCTTGTCTGGCATCTTCTTCAATCCTTGCTTCGTGTACCCCTTCAATAGCGATATACCAGTCAGGCACCTTTACCCGAATCTTATCCATAGCTTCTTCAACTAATTCTAACTCAAACGTCTCTCTCGCTTTTGTCTTGGGGTTGTATTCTGTGATTCTAGTCAGTTCACCTGTCTTATTTGAAAAGAGATCAACTAAGCCCTTATTGTATGGGAAGTGAATTGAGAATTTTCCGTCAGGATGTTTCTTAATAGCGACCGCGTCATTAATGGTCCGGTCTGCAATACCCGCAATAACCTGGTCAACTGAAAGTCCACCACTTTCAATCATTTCCTTTGCGGTCTTCTTTTTGGGTCGATCTGGAATATCGCCAACGTGAATATTAATTTCCGCAAGTTCTTTACGATAACCTTCAAAATCAAAACCGGCATCAAAACGGTCTTTTCTCACATACCACGAAGTTATAGCGGGATCGAAACTTAAACCATATTTTCTCTGAATTGCAACATATGTCCCAAAGTCCTTTTTTTGAAGCCTTCCGTCCATAATGAGTGGCATTTGAAGAGAACCCCAACGCTTATGCCATTCAGGAGTAATTGAAGCCCTTGTGGCTTCAATAGCGTCCCCAAGTCCAGACTCTTCATAAAGCTCTTCACCAAAAGTAGAGTGCATTTGTCTTTTGTATTTTTTAAGCACTCTTTTCATGAAAGGAATGTCGGAAGGTGCAACGATCCCGACCTTTTCTCTCATGAATCGGTTCCACATGACCTTGTCTATTTTATTAAAACCGATGTCATTAAGCTCTCGAACCTCGTCAACACCATTTAAATATTCACCCATTTTAACAAGTGCTTCGACCTGGTGTTCTTCAGTGAGTCTATGGTGTTCTTTTTTCGGGTTCTTATCGTCAGGATAAACGTAATAAGCTTTGCCATTCTTAATGATCTTCTTGATGTATTTGTGAGTTCTGGCCTTAATTAAATCCCAGACTTCGTCTTCCGTATAACCAAGAAGAGACTTTTGAAATCCCAAAAGTTTCAAGGTTGTATTCTTTGGGGAGTGAAGATTATCCATAATTTCATCTGATATTCCATCTTTTGTATCGATCCAATGCCAGCGTTCCACTTCTTGATCTGGGTCTTGTTGCATTGTAGTTGACTGAGAAGAGTTATATCGAAAGGAATGAATCTTGAGTTTTTTTCCGGTGTGGGTGACTACATCTTCACTTCCAAGGTGCTTTAAATTTCCATTGCACGAAATACCAGCTTCTTCTTTTAATTCGCGCTTTGCACAATTCTCTTTGGATTCACCTTCATCTGCGTGGCCACCTGGAAGAGTCCACCTGCCATTGTCTCTCCGCTTGCCCATTAAAAGCTTATCGCCGTGCATGACGGCGATAGAAGAAACTTCATTAGATTTTCTTAATTCCATGACGACCTATTTCAAAATGGTTTCAATATCTTTTTTGATTTGATTAAGCGTCGCCTGAAACCTTTTATTAAAGTAATCCATCATTTCATTCTGTGCTCTGAGATATCCTTTGCGTTCTGCAATAGCAGGTTTTCCCGCATCATAAAGAGACGGTTTTACTTTCGCTTTAAGGATTACATCGTACTTATTCCCAGCTATTCGCCTGATAAGCTCTGGACGCTTTTCATCAAATTCTTCTTGCGTTGCATTAATCTTTACAATCAAAACTTGATCTCCAAGGACTTCTTAGTATCCCCGCCACCTTCCGAACCGCCGTTGAGTCTCTCAAATTCGGCCTGTAATTGATCGTCATTCATGTTTTCATAGTCAGGCTCATCTTCTTGCATTCCGCCAGCTTGAGGATCTTCGTCGCCACCAGGACCGCCCATTCCACCTTGATCTTGAGCCGCCGCTTGACCGAATTGTTGAACCCAACTTGAATCAAGAATGATATCACCGAGAGATTTAATGTCTTCGAGAGCCGGAATAGGTTTCAAGTCATGCTCCGCTCTCACCTCATTGACGGTCTTAAAATTTTTGACCTGTTCGATTTGCCTATCTAATTCATCCTTTTCAGACGACACATTGAGTCCAACGAATTCAAATTCGAAATCAGGATCAACTCGATAAACAACGTATTCATTAATCATCATTTCAATATGATTAAGAAGCGGCTTTAGTCCTTTATCTTGAGAAAAAAGAACTCTCTCTTGTTGATTGCCCTGACCGAGTCCACCCGTAGAAGAATTTTGACCAGAACCTTGTCTTGAAATATCAAAACCAATTTCAATGGGATCAATTTGAAATACTCCGCAAATGGCTTTAATGCAGTATTCCATCCATTTGCCATATTCCATTTCTTTATTTGTTTTGTGAAGGTCTTGCCATGTGAGCTTATTATCCTTGCCCAGACTCATGATTGGAGTTTTCCAGGCATTCGTCACTCCCACGGTCTGCATATACCATTGACGTCGAAAAGATTCGAGCTGATCAGGTGGCACGTTGCCTTCAAAACTTAAAATACCTTTTACGGTCGAACCCTGAGAAAAGAATTTCCGGTTATAGGTTTCAGCATTCATGTGACTAGTAATAATAGTCATAAGCATTTCAATTTCACTGAAGCCATAACCCTGAGAGAGTACATCGGTCCTTGGATTTCTCACTCCAAAAGCCATTTCCCATTCATCAAAAAGATGTTTAATAACTCCATGCATCACTTGACAATAACGAGGATTTTTTGGTTCGAACTCCTTAAAACCGCTATCTTGTTTAGGACCCATTAAATGTTTGGGATCTGAGAGAACATTTGAATCACGATAACCGGCAATATCAGCCTTATCCTTATCGTCATGAACAATGCGTATTGTCGCTGCGTCCACCGCCTGGAAGGCGTATGGCTGACCATTATTCCTTGGAGTTATCTCAAAGTTTGTCTGGTCATAAGTGAGTGAGTCGCGAGTAATCTTTCTTAAAAATCCTTCAAAGTTTTCCCGCCTTCTTCTTTCAGGTGTGTCTTCAAAACTCTCTGGAACACCAGTGTTTTGAACAAACTGCATTATTTCCTGGCATCTTTTGAGTTCTTTTTTGGAAGGCTCCCGCTCTTTATCTCGCAAATTGATCTTGCATCCCAACTTATATTTATCAACTTGGGGTTTGGAAAAAGAAGCGACCTGATTAATTCTGGTTTGTAATATTGAGGCAATAATAGAATCTGCATAAGTAATATATCGCAGCTTGTAATAATCGAGGAACGCATATCGCTCCTTGTAGCCATAACTCATGGAACCCCATGCATACGGGTCCGTGAGAGAAGCCTTTGCATCAAACGCAGATTTATCAGGATTTAAAATACCGGCTTTGACCAGGTCATAGCGAAGTGGAAGAACCTCTTCTCGAATAAAATCTACGCCTGTCGATACAACATCCCTAAAGAGTCCCATTTCAATCTAACCCCTTATTCTACGATTTCGCCCGTGGAAGTATCAACGCAAACGCCCTTTTTTCCACCGGCACTGCAATCGGCAACGAGTCCGCCACCTTCAGTTATCGCAGCCTGTTCAGCCTTCATCATATTAATGAGAGCTTGATCTGTTTCGGAAGTCGCCTTAATGGTCTTATCTCCGAGAGTCAATTCTACGTTATTAAAATTATTATTTATGGGAGTTGGTTTGTCGTCCAATGCGCCTTCTTTAAAAGCCTTCTTCACCTGTTCGTCCATTGGAGTATTCAATTGATTACCCCAAGCGTCATGATTAGAGGCTGTAGAAGACTCGCCCCTTGCCTTTTCAAACCCAGCTTCACCCTTTCTCACAAAGAGATTCAGAGTCCGATCATATTCAACTCTTTGGTCCACCGCATTTCTCATTTGAGTGGGATCGCCCTGTTCATTAAGTAATTTCGTAGCATTGTCAGCCATGGGATTGCCAGTGAGCGCACCGAAATCAAAAGTCATTCCACCTGGACCGGATGATTTAATAAAAGATTTTGAATAGCCACCATGGATTTGTTTTTGAGGTGGCTTAGAACCTATTTGACGATTTCCACCTTCATTCCAAGTGTGCATAGTTTGTTTTGTATCTCCATTTGGATGATACGGACCTTGATAATTTCCAATTTTTTCACCAGTGTCATGACGATGAAAAGCCAAATTCCCAGTTTTATCAATCATTGAAAAAGGATGTTTTGTTTTGCTACCTTTTCTTCCACTCCCAGGTCCACCCTTCATCAATTCACTCAAATGAATTTCAGCTTTGCGAGCCGGATGATTGAGATCGGGGTTCCAATAATTCGCTTTTGGAACCTGAGCACCAGGCTTTGATGCATCCTGAGACTTCACTCCCAGGTCTTCCGCCTGAGCCTTTTCTTGTTGCTTCTCAACTTCGTCCTTCGGTTGTTTACCCATCTTTGAGCCAGCTTTGGGTGGCTTTAAGTATTTAACCAGGTTATTAACTGCCGATTCTTTCTTCTTTTTCATCTTGGGAGAACAAGCTTTTTCGAGACTTTTTTTTAATACATAGCTCTTTAAAAAGCCAAGTGGACTCCGGTCTGACTTGCCTTCCATCTTATCTTCGGCCTTATCTTCCCTCTCTTCTTCTTCCTCACCAGCTTCAAATTCAGCACTCTCAGCCTTTTCGTGCTTCTTCCCTTCTTTTTTCTCTTCGTCTTCGTCTTGAGCCTTTAAAAAGAGTTCTTCTTGGGATAAGGATTTTCGACCGCTGAATACGATGCGTCCATTATTATCAATCGAATACCAGGCTTTTTTCTGCTTTGTGTTGGGATCTTTTTCGTCCCCACGATGTTCCATATCACCGTCTTCAATCTCTGTGTCTGGCTTCACCGCGTCACTATGAAACTGTTCTCCATGGGTGTTCTTCAGGTTCTCTTCACCATAGGATTTTTTAGAAAGTCCTTCAAGCTCCCCTGGTTTGAACGAATGATGTAATTCCCC